TTTGTTGTGCCTTTAAGTTTTCTTCTTCTGTCAAGAATATTTATGCCCCATAAATATTAATACCTGATAGACGGCAATCTTCAGGAGGAGGGTGAAAATCCCTCCTTTTTAATATAAATACTAATGCCGTCTATTAGAGTAAAAATGATTTATTATACTTACGCATATTTGCGTGAAGATAGAACACCTTATTACATAGGAAAAGGTAAAGACAATAGGGCATACGGAAGAAGATATAAGGGCACCAAACCACCAAAAGATAAATCAAGAATACTAATACTTAAAAACAACTTAACCGAAGAAGAAGCATTTAAGCACGAAGTCTATATGATTGCTGTCTTTGGTAGGAAAGATTTAGGAACTGGTATTCTCCATAATAGAACTAATGGAGGAGATGGTGCAAGTGGTGCTGTTCGTTCTTTAGAATTCAAAGAAAATTTAAGAAGAAAAAATAAAAATAAAGTTCTTTCAAAAGAACATAAAATAAAAATAAGTGATGCTCAGAAGGGAGACAAAAATCACAATTATGGAAAATCTGCCTCACAAGAAACCAGAAGAAAAAAGAGCGAAGCAATCAAAGGCGAGAAACACCATTCATCTAAATGGTGGAAACTCACCTTTGCAAATGGAAATGTGATTATATTGTGTGGATTGAGTACTTGGGCAAAAGAAAATGGTTATAGTGTTGGTAATATTTACTGTCTTTATACAGGAAAAAGAAAAAAACATAAAGATATTATAAAAGTTGAAAACTCAAATAAAAATAATATTTTAACTTGACTGTTGTGCCTTTAAGTTTTCTTCTTCTACAAACTGATTTAATAATGCCAGGTAGATGTCCCGTTCCCAGGGAATCATATCATTAATGTCATTTAGTGACCAATGATAATGTGTCATCAAAGAGAAATTGATTTTAAAATATGACTCAAGATCCATATGAGCCATTATGAACCGAAAAAACTTGTCAATCCCTCCAACGTAACTTCACTTTCTTTTTCTGTATTTGGATTAGTCACTTTGAAAGTGTGTGCAAGTTTAGGCATCGTATTGAAAAACTTTTCTACTTCTTGGAACTGTTGTGAAGTCAAAGTCTCAATCCAATCATTAAGTTCTTTTTTGGTACAATCTGCTGCCGCCCAAGATTCATCGGCATTAAAGACTATATCAATACAAGAAGAAACAATATCAAATGACTTTTCAATAGAAGAAACATCATTTGAACTAAAATCAAAGTTATTCTTGATAAATTCGTTCAAAGATGGATACTTCATTCTTAACACCAATCCATCACCCAAATTAATATCAGTAGAGTGATTTGGGTCTTTTTGAACTTGAATTTCGTCAATATAAATCTTAACTGGAACTTCGGTTGTTCCATCATCACTACAAGTTACAATCAGTTCAATTGCTTCACCAACGGAATGTCCACGAACATTTAGAAAGATATATTCAATATCAAAAGTAGGAAGTTCTTCTACCTTAATACCTTTCGTAATAATACAATCCTTTAAAATTTGTTTGATTGCCGATGTAATTTGTTTCACATCTTCACTTTCAAGAGCAAGAATAAGTATTTTTTCTTCTTTGACTAAAAATGGGCGATATTTGATAGTTTTTCCTGTTGATGGCAAATCAAGAGTATATTGTGGTGTAGCAATTTTAGGTAAAGGCATTTTGAATGATTAAGTTCAGTTGTGATTATTTATTAAGCAACACCAGAAGATGAAGGATTGGGATTAAAGTCTCTAAATCCAAGATCTTCCTGTATTTTTTGAGTATCAAAGGAGTTAGTTGTTGAACCACCAGCCTTAATTGTTGTTTGAAGTGCTTCTTGGGAAGCATTTCTTGCTACATTTCCAGAACCAACCTGAATGCGACTATTGCTAGTATTATCTCCTTTGTGGGACATTACGACATATCTAGAATAAGTAAAATTTATAGTAGTTTTTGTGATTGTACTTCCTTCATAAGATAATGGAAGTGCCGTAATATTTGTAGGAAAAGCATCTGTAAATTGATATGTTAACGTTGTATAGTCTTTTGTTCCCCCACCACCTTTTACATTTGGAGAATTGACCATATCTCTTTCAAATTTTGATATAGCAATTACTTTTTTATAAGTGTCTGGATATCTAAGTCTATAATAACTATTATTATCTAAAAATCTAACTTGTCCAGCAGGACTTGCAGTATATCCACCAGCATTATCATAAATTGGGTCAATAAAATTCATCCATTCTTCAAATAAACGAATTAATTTATATTCAGCATCAACATAAAAAGTCAAATTAAAATCTGAAAAAATTCTACGAGTTGGAAATCTTTCTATAACACCTTGACGACTTCCAGATTCTTCGCCAACATCAAAAGTTGATCCAGGAAGAACTGCTTCGGCACACATAAAATCGTATTTAAGTTTATCTTTAGTTTCAGTCAATCCACATTTACTTAAATAGTTCGCCAAAGTATCATTTCCGGAACCGCCAGAAGACAAAAACATAGATACTTTAAATTGGCTCGTTAGAGACAAACTATTTAAATATTTTCTATTTACGTCTTCTATTGACGTATAAAGTGGAGATATTTGATAAGAATTACCAGCCATCTAAATAAGCGTATAAGATCTTATACTATGTATGTCTCATAACGGAGATAGTAAATATAATCAAGGAAAATTTCGTCCTCGTAATCCACAAAAGTATGGTGGCGATGTATCCAATATTGTATATCGCTCTTCTTATGAGTTGAAGTTTATGCAATATTGCGATTTAACTGAAAGTGTGAATAGTTGGAAAAGTGAAGAATTTTTTATTCCTTATCGTTCACCAATGGACAATAGGTATCACAGATACTTTCCTGACTTTTTTGTGAAATATAAAGACAAAGATGGAAACACACGAACACTTGTTGTTGAAATCAAACCAGCAAAAGATTTAAAAATGCCTGAAACAAACCCAAAAAGAAGAACAAAGTCTTGGGCTTACTCGGTAAAAATGTGGGCAATCAATCAAGCAAAATGGGAAGCAGCAAAGAATTGGTGTGCTGATAGAAAATATGAGTTTAAGATACTTACAGAAAAAGAATTATTCGGGGATAAATAATATTAGTTCGGGATGAAAAAATATGTTTTATACTTATGCATATTTAAGAGAAGATAAAACTCCATACTATATCGGTAAAGGTAAGGGAAATAGATTATACGATCATAGAGGTAAAAATTGTATTCCACCAAAAGACAAAAGTAAAATAATAAAACTCAAACAAAATCTAACAGAAGAAGAAGCATTCAAACACGAAATCTATATGATTGCTGTGTTTGGTAAAAAATGTGATGAAACTGGAATTTTAATGAATATTGCTGATGGTGGTAATGCTCCTCCCAAAATGTGTGGTAATGATAGTCCAACAAAAAGACCAGAAGTTAGAGCAAAAATAGGTGCAGCAAATAAAATAAGTTTGAAAGGGAAAAAACTCCCAGAAGAAGTAAAACAAAAAATATCAAATACTTGGAAAGAAAAATTAAAAAATAATCCAAGACCAACGTATTACTATACTGAAAATTTAAAAAAAATGGCGGAAAGAAATAGAACTGATAAAGAAAAACATAAAAGACATAGTAAAATTATGAAAGGACGACCAAGTAGTAATCGGAAACCAGTTCTTTATAATGGGAATGTATATGCATCTATGACTGAAACTATGGAAAAAACAGGACTTTCTAGATACTATATCCTTAAACAAGGTGGAAAATTTATTAGGATAAAATAATGGCACTCACGGGATATGAAAAACCATTAGGAGATTATACAAAAGATGAATTAATTGAGATTGCAGAATTTCACACAATTTATTATACAACTGCCAGTGGAAAAGGATCAACCGGTGGATATAAGAGATTAAAAAAAGAACAATTGATCAGTATCATTAAAAATGATCGTGATTATATTAGTAAAAATCCAAAAGCACCCAGAAGAATTGATGGGAAGATACTTACGAATCGTTTTAGCGATTTCAAAAAATCATTAAACGGAACTGAAAAACCGGATAGATTAATGAATGAAATTATGTCAATATTAAGTGGAACTGAAAGTGCATATCCATTACAGGGAAGATACTATACCTACATTTATTATGCCAAAACTCCAAAAATTCTTTATGATCAACATCCACTGATTCTGGCAGGAGATATGTTACCAAAAGGATTTCTGGGATTTAATTATCATCTTGGAAAAATTAGACAATATAATACGGCAGATGGTGATCGATTAGTTAGTGGGTTATATGAATTGAGTCAACAGGAATTTGCAACATTGAGATCAGTCCCATATCGGAAATTAATACAAAATTAAGATAAATAACTAAAAAAGATAAATGGTTACGAAAGCATTTAGATATCCATTAAAGAATATTGATAAGTCCGATGATTATTTGCAGATTGAATCTTATGAGTATCTTCCACCAGGATTAAATCTTAGTGCAACTTCTTTTGCACAAAGAAGTTCTGATAATGTTGTTGAAGAAGGCGGATATGGAACAAAAAACATCAGAGGAACCGTAATATTACCAATTCCAGAAGGTATTCAGGATAGTAATAGTGCGGGTTGGGGTGAAGGTAATATGGGACCTATAGAAACTGCGGCGATGGGTATAGCAAATGGTATTATTAGTAGTAATGATGGTATTGCAACAGGAGTAGATGCTGTTAAACAATTATTCAGTAAATTGGGGGCAGCAGCACAAACTGCTGGTGGTCAAAGTGCGGCACAAGTACTTTTTGCGACAAAAGCAACACAAGCCCTAACTGGAAGTGGAGATTTTAATCAATCTTTTTCCAGGTCAACCGGTAATGTTTTTAACTCAAATACAGAACTTCTTTTTAGTGGAGTATCACTAAGAGGTGGGTTTTCATTTTCATTTGATTTAGTTCCTCGTTCTAAAAAAGAATCGGATGAAATTAAAGATATTATTAGATTCTTTAAGTCCGAATCTGCGGCACAGAAAGGAGCAGCAGGTGGTGATGCTGCCGGATTATTCCTGAAATCTCCAAGTGTTTTTAAACTTCAGTATATGAGTGGTGGAAGACCTCATCCTTTCTTGAATCAATTTAAGATATGTGCCTTGAATGCTATGTCAGTCAATTATACTGCTTCAGGAACATATGCCACATATTCTGATGCCACACCGGTTCATATGAATATGACTCTAACATTCCAAGAACTCACACCAATCTATCGTGAGGATTATGTGGAATCGAATGGTGATTATAAGTCCACTATAAAAGGAACAGGATTCTAATGTCTTACTTCAGAGAGTTACCAAACCTAGAATACCAATCATTCTTATCAAGTAGTAAGGGTTCCGATGAATACTTATTGGTAAAAAATATATTCCGTAGAGTTAAACTGCGTGATGACTTACAAAATGTTTTTACCATATTCAATAAGTATGAAATCCAAGAAGGAGCAAGACCCGATACGGTTGCCGAAGAACTTTATGGAAGTTCTCAGTATGATTGGGTTGTATTAATTGGTGCCAATATTATAAATGTAAGAAATGAATGGCCTCTTTCCGATAGAGACATCTATAGGTACTCGGAACAATTATACGGAAATGACATAAATGATGTTCACCACTACGAAACCATAGAAGTCAAAGATTCCAGAGGAAGACTCATACTTCCAGCAGGTAAAATAGTAGATTCTACTTTTACCATCCCAGACCCTAATATTCCCGTACAAACTCTAAATCCTGTTGTTGGTATTAGTAATTATGAATATGAAGTCAGAAAAAATAATAAAAAAAGAGACATTTATGTTCTTAAACCTGCATATCTTCAGCAGGTTATTAATGATACAAGAAAAGCGATGACTTATGATAAATCATCGCAATATGTAAATGATAAATTAATTCGTACCGAGAACACAAGAGTCACGATGCCATAAAAAGAGGAGATTTCTCTCCTCCTTACTATATCAATTTGATGCTAACTTTTCGAAATATGATAAGGTCTCATCAGAATCCTCATCATCATCAACCACAACCACAACAGAACGAGTCGGTTTCAGGTTGTTGAGTTCTGTACGCAAATCTTCAGTCAGAGAAGGAGCAGGACCACGATAGTTGTCCTCATCCTCAACTTCAGAATCGGTACGAGCGGTCTTTCCACCCAGAACAGATTCAAGACGCTTGTTCATTTCTTCATAAGACTTGAACTGGTCGGGAGAAACAAACTCGGAAAGAGAATACTGCTTCTTCCAGATTGCTTCCATAGCATCATCATCATCCAACAAAGCACCCTGAGCGGCAAATTCACTGGAATCATAGTTCCTATAACCGGCAACATTCTTTGCCTTCAGTTTGAAGTTGGCACCAGTCCAGAAATCAAACGGATCAATAGGAGTCTCATCTTCAAACTCAGGTTGCATCGCTTCGGTGATCTTGTCAAAGATTTTCTTACCATACTTGAAGAGGAAAACTTTACCTTCATTATCAGGATTGGCAGGGTCTTTCACAACGTAAATGTTACTCATATAAGTCAGTTTGCGCTTCTGCTTACGTGCAACTTCCTTATTGGAGTCCATACCAGAGTTCCAAAGACCAGAGTTATGCTCACACACGGGGCACTTCTGGTTGAGAGTAGTGATACAATTATCAATCAACCAACCACCGGGACCTTGAAAGGCATGAGAATAGACTTTAACAAATGGTAGGTCTTCACCATCAGGAGCAGGAAGGAAGCGAATCACGGCATAACCATTTTGTGCTTTATCTACAGTTAGAGACCAAAAACGATCATCACTAGAACCACCAGAAGTATTCATTTTTTCTACTTCTTTGACTAGTTTTTCAGTCAAAGAACCAAGTTTAGATTGCTTTTTTAGATTTGCGAAATTAGACATAAGATTTTTTAGGATAATTTGGATTTGTTGGATTACTTAGATATTATAGCAAAAAATCACTCATTAGTCAAGATACTTTTTGAGTGACTCAATGGTTTTTGTCATACTGCTGAAAAGAATGTTCATATCAGTCTCTGGTGGAAATCCCATCAGAGCAACGGACCTTCTCAGATTCTCTTTCATCTCAATTGCCTGGGGGTCATCAGAAAGAGAAAGTCTTGTGTACATAATACGCTGCTTTTCAAGCAGTATTGTCATTTTATCAATATGTTCCAGTTTATCTTCACGAGGCATCATACCAAAAGTTAAAATACTATTGTATATAAACTCTTGAAGTTGATTGATTTCTTTTAGTTCATCCTGAATAATATCAGAATCAAAAAAACTACTCATTTATAATGTCCCGTAAAAGTTTTTTGTACTGAAACACATCTGTATTTAGAAAAGGTCGGTATTTCTTAATTTTTAAACTTACGGTTTCCCATACTGGGTCCAGAAGTTTCTTGTCAAACTCACTAATATACGAAAATATTTTATCATAGATTACCATTATTTCAGGTGCCAATTCACTTTTTAGAAATGTTTTGAGAAGAATTGGATGACCTTTCGAGCAGTCGAAGACATTCTCTAATTTTGTCTGAGAGAACAATTCTGTTGATTGCTCCTTGAATATGTAAGTTAAGCTCTGCTGTCGTCGCATCCACTCTTGATAGTTTCTTTCTCCCCCGTTTATTAAAGAACCAATCCATAAATTACTACTATTGTCTGCTGCTACAAAATTTGATACTAGAAAATCTACTATTTCTTTGTCGTTATACTTTCTCGATGTTTTCTCGAACCAGTATTTATCGGCTCGACGGTTAAACGATGTTAGTGTTGCTCTTGTTTTTTTATATTTAAAGTAATTATATTTGGGATTTAAAAAATGGTTTTTAATACCCAAATATGCCTGATAAGTTTCAAAGGGTGACATCAGATAGGCAATTTCGCTTTAGAAATTCGCTTCATAAAATTCAAATTAATAGCATCATACTTCAATCTTTCTTTAAGAGGTTTGGAAACTAACTTAGTAACCGATTCTACATCAATACCGTTGATTTCACAATAATGGCAAATGGCATCGATATAATTGCAGTGTTCTTCGGCAACTATTTTTTCGATTTCTATGGCAAACTTAGAGGGAGTAAGAAACTTATCTTCAATTGCTTTTTCTAATTCTTTATTTGATTCGGGTGATTCCATATCTTCTATATTAATCTCTAGGAACGTCGCTAGTATGTTTGTCATAGTTTAGCAGTAATAATATGTATTATAAGATATAATAATGAATTAGTCAAGTAGACATCTGTTCAAGTTTGTCATTCACAAACTTTTTGATATATTCAACTACGAGTTTCATATACTTTTTAAGGTCTCTTTCTTCATAGACAACACATTCACCATTCTCACATGCCATAATGATTACTAGTTTCTTAATCGAAATACCAGTCATTTCATAATATGCCATACCATAAAACATTGCCTGGACGAAATAATTCTCAATCTATTCTCTTGGTTTTGGTTTTTTGGAAGTCTTAAAGTCAATTACGGCAAGTTCCTCATCAAACTCCCCAATACAATCCGTTGTTCCTGCCACACCAAGTTGCTTACTATACATGGCACCTTCCAGACAATGAATATTATCAATCCTATTCAGATCTGTTTTAGCAATCTTAAACAGAAAATCTGATAGAGGTTGAACTGTTGGAAGGTCTCTATTATAAAGATAGTTCTCGACTAAGGTATGCATATCAGTTCCACGACTTGTTGATGCCTTGGTGATTCGGTCTGCTTCCTCATTACCGACTCTTTTACGCCATTTGACAAAAATTTCCTTATTAAAATGACTGGTTACTGAGGTAATAGAGACCAACTTGAGTAGTTGGTCTCCATCTGGGATGCTGTAATATCGAACCCCATCAATTGTTGCTCTCTCAAGTTGAGGGAGTACATTATCAAGATGATTAAACATTATATCTCCATTTTTAAATATTATAGCACATTATCACAAACCTAAAGATTTTTTAGCAATTACAAATTCACGAACTAAGTTTGAGCGGACAATATCATCAACACCAAACTCAATCTTCTCAAAAGAAGGCATAGCATCAATTACTCTTATAAAATCAATAATACCAGTCTTTTCACTCATTTTAACTAAATCACTCTGTTCGATGTCTCCAGCAAACATAATTTTCGTATCTTCACCACATCTTGAGATTACAGAGAAACTCTCGTGTGCCGAACAATTTTGTGCCTCGTCTACAATAATAATACAATTATCTAATGTAATACCACGAATGAAAGAAGTACACCAAAAAGAAATAGTATTCTGTGCCTTTAAATTCCCATAAAGCATATCAAAATCTACATCACTAGGCATCTGAAACATATATTTTACCATATTCTTATAAGGAATCTCAAAGAGAGATTTCTTATCATCTTCCCCACCTGGCATAAAACCAATTTCTCTAGTCTGGACTAATGAACGGACAATATAAATCTTTTCATAAGGTGTTCTTTCATCTAGAACCTCTTTGAGTGCCTTATAAAGAAGACAAAAAGTTTTTCCAGAACCGGGAACACCGTGAGCGAAAATATTTTTACCTTCATCATAATACTTAAATAAAAGTTTCTGATTATCTGTAAGTGGGTCAATATCTACCAGATATTCACTACTTAAGGGTTTTTTACGCTTTGTTTGACGAGTGGTAAGACCAACATCATTTTGTTGCTCTGCTCTTTTTCTTCTTGCCATAAGTGTTTATAGTTTTTTTACAGTTGAACCGGGCATTTTCTGAGCTTGTCCGAGTACATCATTCCACGAAGGATGCTTGGAGGTTAGTTTATTTCTCCAATCTCCCACTTCACCAACATTCATTTGTGTTGGTATAAGAGGTTTCATATGAGTATTTTCTTTGAGATATGGGTCTTTGTCTGCCATAAGCATCCATTTCTCAAAGATTTCACCTGTTTCTGTATTCTCAAATCTGTAAGTAGGCATTAGGTATAATAATTTACAAAATATTTAGGGAGAAAGTCGTGCTTTGTGTAGACGCTTTTCCTCATAATAACTGAAGATTTCTGGAACCCATTCTCTCATTACTGGCACCATCGATTCACATAATGCCTGAATTTCTACCTGAGCATCAAGTTTGGCACGAAGGTCAAGGAAGTGAAGTGCGGCACGAAGAGAGAATGAAACAACAAAGTTCTGGCGAATGTTTTGAGGAAGATAATCACGGAGATGTTCCTCTGCCATACCACGAGTATTATAACCCTCTGCATACCTCTCAGATGCCGCCAGACAGAACTTTAACTGCCTTTCGTAGTCTTCCTTCGTCCATTCATACTTGTGCCCTTTACGGTCCAAATAGAGACCTTCTGGACGCACATAGAAAACCTCTTCAGGTTTCAGGTCACCAGTCGCAACCTTCAATACACGACGACCGGTATAACGCTGAGACTGAACATCAAAAGAAACTCCAACACGGTGAGTTCGTGCCTGAACCATTACATTATGAACAAACCCAACACAGTCCAAAGAAATGGCAGGATGCTCCAGTGGTCCCCAGTGCCCTCTCTCATTTGCCAGAAGTTGCTCAATTACCCATTTACCACATTCCTTTTCCGCAGGAGGAAACTTGGTATGAATAGGGTCTTCACTATAATCATTCTTACCTGCCTGATAAACAAGAGTTTGTGGAAGTTGTGTCTGACGAATCATCACAACTTTCATATAACGGTCAAGTTCAAGAAGGTCTTTTGCTTTAATTGGTTTCATTTTCCAAATCCTTTTGATGTTTTTGCTTCTAATTCTGCAAGTTCTTCTTTAACAACTCGCAGTTGTGATTTCATTTGCTTAAGTTGTTCATTAGAATATAAGTGCTCTTGCTTAATCAATCTTTCTAATAGTTTTACAAGTTTTTTTGCTCTTACGGACATCAGTTAAAAAACCTCATCATAGTCAATTTCCTCTGGTTTAATGTCATCATACTTGTATTGTGGTATATCAGAATATATCTCTGCCTTGAGAGAATCTAAAAGCAATTCCATATTCCGAATAATAAGTTTTAATCTTTCAGTATCCATTTATATTGATATTCTGAATCCATTATACAAAAAAAGAGAGGACTTGTCAATCCTCTCTTGAAAACCCTTTTTGGGTGAATTTTTTGGGGGATTTTTTTCCGCCTTTCTAGGAAATCACTTTCGCCTTTTCTTTTCGGGTGCTCGGTATCCCCATAGTCTAGGAGATACTCTTCCGTATCCAAAGTCAATTTTTTGAACCGATCCTGGTCCAAACTTATCATAGTACATATCAAAGATTTTAACTCTAGTTCCACGACATAAGTCTACATAATTTTCACCATCCACACGATAAAGAATTAGATAAGCATCATTTGGTAGAGAAGGATCTTTTACTTGAGCAAGATTAGTACGTTCAAAAATAATTTCACAACCGTAACGAGAAGAAGTTTCTTTTTTTTCTTCTGGAGTCCACTGCATAATTTCTTCCTCTACTGCTACAGTTTTACTCACGAACGACCCCCCCATACAATTTCTGGGTATGCCTGAGAAACAATTTCTTTAGTGATTTTATATTTCGTCTCAAGTTTTTTATCTTTTACTAGACACAGAATATCTGCCTCTAAAGGATGAAGACCTTGTAGAACATTAATAAACATAGTTTCTCTACGAAGAGAGCTCAGACTATCATTCCCACCCTTAATAAAATTATAAAACTTTGAATATTCTTTACGAATTGATGAAAAACCCTGGTCTTGTGAACCAAGTGAATTAGAACCAATTTCATTCATTTTACCTACGGCATCATCAATCTTTTCACTTAGAGTTCCACTAAATGAACCCTGTTCCCCAACACTTGCATAAGGGACAATTCCCTCTGGAAGAGCAGATGTCAAACTTTCATCAAAGTTCCAGATAAAAATTGCCCTGAGTGATGGGTCATTATATTTTTGTAGAACCTCAACTTTTTTAATATTGGTTCTTTGCTTAGATACTAAATTCAGAACCTCAAAGGTAAAAGGATTTGCCGGCAAATCAATACTTACCGATGGAGTTGTTTTTGCTTTTGTTTTTGTCGCTGTCATAATTGTTTAATATGTAATTATAATCTTAATGATATTTAGAGTTTAATCTTCTTCATCATCTTCTTCATCATCCATACCATCAAAGTATCCTGGTTCAAATCTTACAGAAACGATTTCTTCGTCAATAAGATCGCCGTCCTTATTATAAAACTCTGGATGATAGGCAATTTGCTTTGGTCCTTCCTGATGAGTCATCATATATTCTCTGCCGACCCAACCCAACATGAGACCCATTATAAAAAATAGTACGGTTAAGAATGAACCTATAACTAAACTAGTTGCCAACATTTTTTTTCTCCTGGGAAACTACTTGACTTTCCTTGACTTTATCGAAAATTCAAGATAGATGGTTATTTCTCGTTTGAGAAAGGAAATCATCTTCTCAAATATAAGATGAAAAAGTTTAGGTTGTTTTCTTTTTCCTCCAGTAAGTATAAGTTCTACACCACGGTTCGGTGTTATATCATTATTTATGTCAGACATTATACCATTTGTTGTTCCTTGAGAAACTTAACGGTGTCGGTGCAACCGCCCAATCTCTTGTCGTCACAAATAACCTGTGGAAATGTGGAACCTTCACCAAACTCGGCATAGAACTCCTCTTTGGTGAAGTCCTTGTTAAGATTATACACCACGAAGTTATTATTTGTCAACTCCAAAACAGTTTTAATCTTGTGGCAATATGGACAATCTTCCTTTGAATATACGGTAAAATTCATAATTTTTTTATAGATATTTTTTATATATTATAGCAACTATGGGACACCTTGTCAAGTGTCTATTGAAGACTTCATTTCATATTGAGGTAGGATTATATTAGGAGATACATTCGGTTAGCGGAATGAACTAGAGACTACTTAATATCCATCTGGGAAGTAAATTATTAGAACAGTTTCTAAAAAAGGTGTTGAATACTGTATTGAAAATACTGGACAAATAAACTACTGTCAGTTAATCTTCAATCTGTACCCAATCTAAATCTAAATTTTCAATATAATCAATTAAATCTTGCCCGTTTAATTCACAAATATCCACACTAGTATCAAAAATAAAATCTGCTTGATAAAGATTTGATTCACCATCAATCTCACGAATAGCAGAAATTTTACCGTAGATATTGGTAAGTTGAAAACTTTGAATTTCTTTAATCATTTTAATTTCCTCGGTCATAAGCATATTGAACACAGTGTCCGTTTCTTCTTACATAATGAAAGAATACTTGATGATAATAACTATCTTTGTTTCCTTTCATCGGTTCTCTCCAATGTGGAAGAATACACCCTTTATATAGAGCACCATCTCCTGGTTTCATAGTACAAGAAAGAGCACTACCATCAGGTTTCTCAAACATAATCGGCCAATCATAATTTAAGTTATGAGAAATATTCACACTGATACTGACCTCACACGAAGGTCTATCAGTATGCTTTACAAGTTCGTGACCTTTAAAGTAGAATCTATCGTAATAATAAGTGGGATACAATCGTTCACCAATTGTATTTTCAATCACTTTCATAATCTCATAGTGTGCTTCTTTAAATTTTGGATGATTGTATCGTGCTAAACTCCCAGAAACTTGTGCTTCATTTGGTTGAACTGAAACTCGTCCTGGACCATCATAACGATACATTCCTCTCTCCCAAGGAACATCTTCATACAATTGAGATGCATCAATAAGATTAGGCATCTCAATCACCGACCAATCTATTTTATTACTCATTTCCACCTCGGACCAATTGCCCAAGAGACAATTGATTTACGATGTCCTGAAAAGACTTTCTTTACCCGATGAGGAGTTCTACTATCAAATACAATGACAGTTCCTCTAGTCTTGGGTGCAAAGAAGGTCTTACCATCACTCGTCATAAATTGAACTTCACCTCCCTCATAATCATCAGGGCCTGAAAGTTGAAGAATGAATGATAGTTTTCTGATTTGTTCTGAATTGGTAATTACGAAGTTCTCTTGCTTATTATCGGTTGGTTTATAAGAACATTCAATACCAGCATCAATATGCCAGTTATAATATTCTCCTTCTTCATAAGACGTATATTGTAATGCTTCTCCATCAAATCCTGCAATATCATATAAAAAGTTTTCACGATTTGCACGAAGAATATGATGATATGCAAAACCCGCTACCCAATGATTTGAAGGCAACCAAGAAGTTCTACTATCTCTTTTTTCTAGAGTAACACCACCAAAGGTCTTTGCTTGCTCTAGATTTTTATTCAGTTCATTTAAATCCTTTTCAATTAAATCAACTAATTCTTTTGATATTCCCGTAGAATACCAAATCAAAGGGTTCGCCATATATTAATGTTGTTTTGAGTATTATATAACAGTTTTGAAATTAAATCAAGTTGTGGGTTTTGGTACGGGTGCTTCCCATTTACCAGTTTCTGTATTTAGAATCCAAGAAGGATAAGGTTTTGGTTCAATAAAGGCATTGAGTGTTTCATCATAATTTCTACCAATTCCTGGTTCATTCTTGACTTCATCTGTATTTTCTATACAAATTGTATCACCATAAGGCTTTGTATTCATAAACTCACGACTTGCAAGAATTGTGTTTTGAATTACTCCATCTTCTCCCACAAGAGCATACACTCTTGGAAGTTGATATTCATATATTTCTTGTTGTCTTTGTCTTTCTAGTTCTTCTTGTTGTTGAATGAGTTCTAATTCTTGTCTTTCAAGTTCTTCTTGTTGTTGTCTTTCAAGTTCTTGTTGTTGTTGAATCAGTTCTAATTCATATTGATTGATTTCTTCTTGAGTTTTCCAAGAAGTTGTTGGTTCGTACCAAAGATATTCTGTGTTTTCCATATTTTTTTATACTGGGTATCTGATAATTACTGCGCCTGGGGTTCCATTACCAGTTCCATATGATGTCGGAGTTAGTCCACCATTCGGGGCACCCCTACCGCCACCACCACCATAATATTGGGAAGTTCCTGTGATACTATAAGATACTCCTATGCCCCCATTACCAGTTCCACCAGGAAATCCATTACTACCAGCAGAACTTGCTCCACCCCCACCAGCAGGTTGACCATATCCCCCAGGTTGTTGAAAACCACCAGGAAATCCAAGTCCAGTAACTCCTGCTCCAGTTCCACCATTACCACCCCCATTACCAGCAGCAGCACCAGAAGCATTCGGACCAGGATTTCCATCGTAATAGTTACCATATGCCCCACCACCATATGCAATTATTGTGGAGTTATTAAAAGTGCAACTACTAAATCCCCCGGTTGGTGAACCTGAAGGACCAACAGTAATTGGATAAGGAGTACCTGAAGTTACATTCACAAATTTATTATAGACAACAGCACCACCCCCACCAGCAGATCCATTACCACCCCCACCAACTACAAGAACCTCAATGGTTCCGTTTTGACTGGGAATAAAGGTAGAAACTCCTGGAGTTGAAAATGTATGAACTATATAACCCGTAATACTGGAAATAGTTCCACCAGTTGCTGATAATGTTACGGGACCTACTAAAATAGACATATCTTTTTTTTATATATTTAGGTTGGATATCTTATGATTACTGCGCCTGGGGTTCCTGGAGGGGCAGAACCCCAGAAAGGACCAGCACCATAATATTGAGAAGTTCCGGTGATACTATAAGATACTCCTATACCTCCAGATGCTCCAGGTCCACCAGCACCACCACCATAACCTCCTCCACCAAGGCCTCCTGGAAATCCATAACCAGTAACTCCTGCCCCTACACCAGGAGTAGGACCTGCACCACCAGAAGCATTTGGACTTGGATTTCCAATATTAGGAGCACCGGAACCACCACCTCCACCATAAGCAATTATCGTAGCATTATTAAAGGTACAACTACTAATACCACCATTAGTAAAAGTTGCACCACCGGAACCAACATTAATTGGATAAGGATTACCTGAAGTTACATTTACAAACTTATTATAGATAACGGCACCACCACCACCTCCAGATGCATAACCTGGATAACTTGGACCACCACCTCCCCCAACTACAAGAACCTCAATGGTTCCACTTCCACTAGGAACAAAATTCCCACCAGATGTAAATGTATGAACGGTATAACCAGAAATCGTGGAGATAGTTCCGCCAGTTGCTGATGTTGTTCTTTGTCCTATATTTAGAGTCATATTAGTTTTTTGTATATTTATGAAGGGTATCTTATGATTACTGCGCCTGGTGTGTTTCCCGTTCCGTATGATGATACACTACCCTGCCCACCACCATAATATTGGGAAGTTCCGGTGATACTATAAGATACTCCTATACCACCACCACCTCCATCGGGTACACCGGCACCACCGGCACCACCACCTCCGCCACCAAAACTAGAACCGCTACTGCCACCGGAAAATCCAAGACCAGTAATTCCTGCCCCAACACCACCAGCACCACCACTACGGCCACCACCACCGCCAGAAGCAAATGAACTTGAAATTCCAGGAGCAATTCCACCAACTCCCCCACCTCCACCACCATAGGCGATTATTGTTACATTATTAAAGACTGCAGTACTAATACCGCCAATTCCACCAGCAGCACCGACAGAACCAACAGTAATTGGATAAGAAGTACCTGAAGTAACATTTATAAACTTATTATATAAAACGTTACCACCACCTCCACCTCCACCTTGAGCGCCACCATAAGCACCACCCCCACCAACTACAAGAACCTCAATAGTTCCATTACCACTAGGAATAAAAGTAGAAATTCCTGGAGTTTCAAATATATGAACTTTATACCCAGTAATAGTAGAAATAGTTCCACCAGTTGCACCAGTTACACGAGTTCCTGCAATAAACGACATAAGTTTTATACTTTATTACTATTATTTATGAGTTCTTAAGAGTATTAACTTCTTCTTCTAATGTTTCAATCTTATTAATTAATTTCTGAATTGCTCCGTACATTACTGCATATATCTGGTCCACATTCAGGTCACGACAATCTGGAATGATTTCTTCAGTAATAATTTCTCTTTGTTCTGTGCGCTCTGGTTGTGCTGGAGTAATTACACCCAATACTTCCTCCACAGCAGGAACTATATAATCTTCATATGTAATAACTTCTCTTTGTTCGGTGTGTTCTGATTGTGCTGGAGTAAATACATTGCCCTCGCCGTCTAATACTTCCTCAACAGCAGGAACTATATAATCTTCATATGTAGTGATTTCTCTTTGTTCGGTGCGCTCTGGTTGTGCTGGAGTTACTACACCAAATACTTCCTCAACAGCAGGAACTATATAATCTTCATAAGTCTTTTTATTATATCTTAATTCAAATTGATTCACTGCTTTAGGAAATACCATCTCTACATCCTGCGCAATCCATCCTATTTTATGTCTATCTCTTGTAACATTGGGCGGATATACCTCATCATTCCACTTGTAGTATTTGAGAGGTAAAGTTTTAACGACATTATAACAGATGTCTAAATCTGCTGGAACAATATCCAATTTAATTCTTTCATCTGATGTATTAGTCCAAACAGTAGTAGTAGGTTTTCTTGCAGAATCTAATGATAAATGCAGTTGATTAGTGGGATTAGTAAGTCCAAGACCGACACTACCGCCATAAGACACCATACTTACGGTTCCGTTTGCATTTACATCAATACTGGGAATTCCAGAAACATCATTAACAGAGAATATTGAACCTGATGTTAGATTATTTGTAATTGAAAATAACTGACCTGCAGTACCTTCAAAACTTAATGTTCCACTATTAATTGGATACGCTACTGCGGAGATTATGTTAGGTCCAGATGTAGAATCAGCACCTCTAAAATCAATTCTAGGGTCTGAAGTTGATCCAATGTTGGGAGTGATAATTAAATTTTTGTCATTTAGTGCCATTTACTTATTATCCTTTCTTGTATTTATATTAGACCATAACGACTCTTGAGAGCATTATAGTTTTGTGAGACTTCTGCTGCGGAGAGTGCTCTGTTGTATATTTTTATATTTGATATTCTTCCATTTAAGTATTGAGAAAAAGAAGTATTTCCGGGGAGAGCACCAAAAGATGTTGTTCCGTCCGAAAAACTGTTAGATACAGTTCCAATTCCAATTGAAGAACTATTTAAATATACTGTTTGCGAATTCAGTGTAGAACGAACCAAAACAATTTGATACCAACTTCCATTAGATATCAAAGAAGAGATGTTGATGCTTAAGCTACCAGTAGTTGCCCCACCGCCCCGACTAAAGGAAATAGTATTTGGAGTAAAAGAAGTGTTATTTAAAGATAATATTGAAAATTCCGCTTGTCCAGTTCCTGTTCCTGTTCCGCCACTAAATAAAGATGCAGATTTATTTGTACCACCAAAATTTCCAGTAATACTTGTAAAATTTACCCAAATTTCAAAAGTAAATAGTGAAGTTCCCAAAAAAGGAGAAGGTGCGAAAATACTAGAATACTGATTAGTCCCATTAAAAACTAAAGAACCTCCATTCGCACTATTATAAGTCGGTCCATTTACTAGTGTTCCATTTTTTCCATTACCACTCAAATCACTCCAAGTGTTTCCAGAACCCCCATATGACTTAGGATTCGCAGCATCAAGTGCTAATACTAATCCTGAAGTTACTGAGTTTGTGTTATGAATAAGTGCCATTTTAGTTTATACCTCTTTTAAATGCCATAACGACTCTTGAGAGCATTATAGTTTTGTGAGACTTCTGCTGCGGAGAGTGCTCTGTTGTATATTGATGCCTGGGCGATATTTCCTTTAGAATACCACTCTCCATTCCCTCTTCTTGCTAAATTATATTGAGTTAAAGATAAATCTACACCAGTAGTATTCAATGATAGAGAACCGTTTGTGTAAAGATTATATGTAGTCGAACTTTTGGTAACTACAAGATAATACCAAGTATTAGTTGTTATTGCAGTATTGGCGCTACTAAAAATGTTAGTTCCATCTAAAAAATACCATCTATTATTTGTATTTGCATCAAATGTTCCGCCAAAACCCAAACCAGTAGCAGTTGTTGTTCCAGAAAACGTATAAAAAACTGATTTAGATGTAATATCAGTAGAAAAATACCATAAACACATAGACCAACTGTTTATTGTTGCTATGCTTCCCGACACATACTGACTACTTCCATTAAAAGTCAAAGAACCCCCATTAGTTGCAGCATAACCCACACCACCCACAAGAGTTCCATTATTTCCACTACCACTCAAATCAGTCCAAGTGTTTCCAATACCAGAATAAGAACTAGAAGCACCAGCATCAAGATTCAGAACTAATCCAGATTGAACCGTTCCCTTGGTTGCAATATGAGTTCTTCCCACATCTAGTTGTGATGCCCAAGTTGATTCTACACCAGAAAAACATCCCATTTTAGTTTATACCTCTTTTAAATGCCATAACGACTTTTGAGAGCATTATAGTTTTGTGAGACTTCTGCTGTGGAGAGTGCTCTGTTGTATATTGAGACTTGTGCGATATTTCCTTGAAAATTACGAGCACCTGTGTTTCTAGATCCGATACTCCAATTTGTTGTTGCATTTCCATTAACACTGCTCGCAAAAGTGGAATCTTGAACACCATTTATGTAGATAATTTTATTTGACCCATTATATGTGACGAAAACGTTGTACCAAGTGTTGTTTGATATTGTTTGAGTAGAAAAATCTTCAACACCAAATCCACCATTATTTGCAATGTAAAAATCAATTTTATTTGTACTGGTGTTCAATGCAAATGACCAACCATTTGCTCCATTGGAGGATACATTAGAAAAGATATCAACTATATTAGCACCGTCAGGCGTCCCTGTGCCGGTTTTATAAAACCAAGCAGATACAGTTCCGGCAGTAGTAAGATTGATTGCTGGTGTAGTTGCATATTGACTACTCCCATTAAAAACCAAAGACCCACCATTAGAACTATTATAAGTCGGTCCATTTACTAGTGTTCCATTATTCCCATTACCACTCAAATCAGTCCAGGTGGTTCCTCGTGTTTTTATAGATGCTATTGTTGCATAATAAGAACTTGCCGTTGAACCTGTTTCTAATTGTGCCCCCCAGATGTAAATATTAGTTCCAGAGCTATTAACTAAAGTTATTTGAGGATACCACGTTGTTGCAGTAGATGTCCCCGAAATAGAACAACGATACCAACCATTAGAAAAATTTTGTATGGAGGCAATAAATCCCGTAGAACTTCCATATAAGGTCACAGTTCCTGCAGTTCCTGCACTTAAATCAAAAATGCAGGAACACCCAAGTGTATAAGAGGCAGTAACAAAATCTAATCTAAAACTGGTAGCAGTTCCTGCTTTAGCAAAACACGAAAAAGTATATGTCTGAGCAGAAGCACTGAATGCCCTATAAATAAATGCTGCACTAGACGATGCGGTAAAGGTATCTGCAGTCGTGGTTCCATTAGGAGAAGCAACCGAATTTGCGGTAACTGTGGAAAACTGTTTATCCCATGCAGCATTATCAAACTGCTCACTATAAGTAAGTAAATTTTCAGCACTATCAAAACTTTTTGAGTTCGCAGCATCAAGTGCTAATACTAATCCATCAGTTACCGTTCTCACATTATAGTGCGTTGCCAACTTAATTTCCTCCTTTAATTATTTTCATAAGTATCAAAACTCTACAACCATATCTTCAACATCATTTCTAATCGCAGTAAAGTCCCAATAAAAATCATATTCTCCAGAAGTTTCTTCAGTCTTAACAATAAAGTTATTATTTGTAATATTTACTTCATCAACCCAAAGAACTTTTCCGTGTTTGACATTTGTGATATGAATATTTATACCCTCTTCTTTTACAAAGGTATGAATATAATCAGGTAATTCAACAATACACTTTCCAGTTTTAATTGTAGAAGAGCCAGTCAATCTAATTCCGTGATAAGGACTTTCTAATGAACCATATTGAAGTTTTTTACCTTCTTTTGTTGGGTGATTAATAATGAATGACTTTGTAGTTGCACCAAAGGAACCATTTACGTGTAGATTATAAGATGGATTTGTGGTTCCAATACCAAGTCTAGTGGTAGAAGGATTAAATACTAATCCACCAGTGGTTACACCAAATCCTGCAGTAGAACCAGTTCCAGTCACATAAGGAATTAATTGTGCTTGGTTGGTGGTATTTGTAGAAATTGATAATGAACCCCCACCAGAGAAATTAACCCAACTAATACCAGTTCCAACAGATTGCAATACTTGACCTGAAGTTCCACTTGTACTTATACCACTTATATCACTAGCAAAGAGTGCTCCAGTAATTCTTGTATTACCTTGAATATGTAGGGTTTGTGATGGATTTGTGGTTCCAATACCAAGTCTAGTGGTAGAAGGATTAAATACTAATCCACCAGTGGTTACACCAAATCCTGCAGTAGAACCAGTTCCAGTCACATAAGGAATTAATTGTGCTTGGTTGGTGGTATTTGTGGAGATAGAGACACCACCTATATTAGTTAGATTTCTACCATCTCCATAATAGAATCTTGCTGTTACATCACCATCAACCTGTAGTTTAGTAGTCGGTGAAACTAATGTAGTTCCAATACCTACATTACCTG